GACGTCGAGGTGTGCCGCCCAAGGCGCTGTCTGCACTGCATCGTGCCTTGGGCATTCACCCTAGCACCGTGCGGCCCGACCTGTTCCTTGACGCCGTTAAACACACGCCTGATCCCGCGTGGTAAGCGACGACGACATCACGTTAATCTTGCCGCTTCCGCCTAGCATCAACAAAGCATGGGTGCCGGTTCGCACCCGCACAGGCGCAAAGCTGATCAAGCGGGCGGCGTCTAAAACTTGGGCGAATGCAGCGCGCTGGGAAGTTTCTGTCCAACGCGATCATAAGCAAATCGCCGTTCCGTTTGAGGCCATCATCGAATTGCCAAAAATGCGCGGCGACGTCGATAACCGGATCAAGCAATTGCTCGACGCCTGCCAAGCCGGTGGTGCCATCACCAACGACAGGCTGTGCCAGCGGCTGGTGGTCGAGCGCGATGCCGACCGGGAAGGCAATGCCTACCTAACGCTGCGGCCCATCAAATAAAATTGCCACATGCCTATTGCGCCCCCCGCGCCTCATGCTGTAAAAACATTTTTGCGCCCCAACTCGGGCGTCTTTAGGAAAGGAAAAACAATGGCAATATCAATGGCGTCTCTGCGCCGCAGTACGGAGGTGAAGGCTCCACGCATCATGCTCCATGCGGTGCATGGTATCGGCAAAACATCGCTTGGTGCGGGCATGCCCAGGCCGGTGATCCTCCAGACCGAAGACGGTCTCGGCATGATCGACATGCCCACCTTCGGGCTGCTCAAGAGTTATTCTGAGGTGATGGAATCCATCGCCTCGCTTTACAGCGAGGATCACGAATTTGAGACCGTGGTGCTCGACAGCCTCGACTGGCTGGAACCGCTGGTATGGGTCGAGACCTGCCGCCTGAACAACTGGAAGGACATCGAGCAGCCCGGCTACGGCAAGGGCTACGCCGCTGCCCTGGACACATGGCGCGGCATTCTGGATGGGTTGAACGCGCTCCGCGACGAGCGCAAAATGACCATCGCCATGATCGCCCACACAGAACCGAAGCGGTTTGAAAGCCCCGAGGTGGAAGCCTACGACCGCTACGCGCCGAAGCTTCAGAAGGCGGCGAGCGCCTTGGTGCAGGAGCACGTCGATTGCGTGTGGTTTATGAACTACCGCGTGTCGGTGGTGAAGGACGACAAGAAAGACCCCAACAGCCGGGCGCGAGGGGTCGGTGGTGGGCAGCGCGTGCTGTACACTACCGAGCGCCCCTCTCATCTGGCGAAAAATCGCTACCGGATGCCCGAAGCCATCTCTTTGCCGGATGACCCGGAGCAGATGTGGCCGACCATCGCCCAGCACATTCCCTATTTTGCAACCAGCAAGGAGTAAGACCAATGGCATTTCTCGGTGAAACCTTTGACGCCACCAGCGTCGAGCCCGCACAGCCCCGCGACAATCTGCCCCCGGGCAATTACCCGGCCCAGGTGATCGAAAGCGTGATGAAGGATACCGCCAAAGGCGGGTCGATGCTTCAGCTTACGCTCGAAATCATCGACGGCCCCTCAAAGGGACGCCGGGTGTGGGACAACTTGAACATCAAGAATTCCAACCCAACCGCACAGGAAATCGCCCTGCGGACCCTTTCCGCCATCTGCATGGCCATCGGCAAGCAGCACATTTCGGACAGTGAAGAAATTCACTTCATCCCGATGACCGTCACCGTGGCGGTGGAAGTCGATAACCGGGACAAAGACTTGCCGCCGGAAGAGCAGCGCAAGCGCAACGTGGTGAAGGGCTACGCTGCCGCCAGCGGCCCTGGGCCGGTCGCCAAGGCACCGTCTAGCTTCACCTCCAGGCAGGCTCCCCGCCCGCCTGAAGTCAAGCCCGCCGCCGCTGGCGTGCCGCCCTGGCGGAAGTGACTAAAACACCGGGGCGCAAAACGCCCCGGTTTTTTTAACGCAGGGGGAACCGACATGGTCGCACTACCACCCGCAGAGGACAAAACCGTCTCTGCAATTTACGCTGCATACGAGGCCGAGCAGGGCTCGGGATACCGCAACCACCTAGGGGCGAGCGGCATTGGCAAAGAATGCAGCCGCGCCATCTGGTACTCCTGGCGTTGGGCGACACGCGCCAATCATTCTGGCCGGATGCTGCGCCTGTTTGAAACCGGGCACCAAGCCGAAAACCGTTTCATCCATGATCTGCGTCGGATTGGCGTGACGGTGATGGCGCTGGACCCGGAAACCAGCCAGCAGTTTAACCTTCGCGATGTCTCCGGGCATTTCGGTGGCAGCATGGACAGTGTTGCCATCGGGTTCCCCGAGGCACCAAAAACGTGGCACGTTTGCGAGTTTAAGACGCACAGCGAGAAATCTTTCAATTCGCTCAAGAAGGATGGCGTTGAGAAATCCAAGCCCCAGCATTTTGCCCAAATGCAAGTCTACATGCACCTCGCCGGGATCGAGCGCGCCTTCTACCTCGCCGTCAACAAAAACACCGACGAGCTATATCAAGAGCGCATTCGATACGACGCGGAATGCGCGTTGCGCCTTGTCGCCAAGGCCGCGCGCATCATCGCCAGCGTCGAACCGCCCGCGCGGATCAGCACCGACCCCGCACATTTTGAATGCCGCTTCTGCGATCATTCCGCCGTCTGCCATGGCGATGCCATGCCCGAGCGGCACTGCCGGTCATGCCTACACTCGGCCCCGGTCCCCGAAGGTGAATGGATGTGCGCGCGGCATGTCGAGGTTATCCCACCCGACGCACAGCGCACCGGCTGCGTGGCGCATTTGTATATCCCCGCCCTGGTGCATGGCGAGCAGATTGACGCGGGCGAAGACTGGGTGATGTACACCATGCCCGACGGTAATAATTGGCGGGACGACGCCCAGGACGCCCTGGACTACAAGAAATGACCATCAGCCTTCGCCCCTATCAGCGCGCCAGCATCGACGCACTCTATAACTATTTCGGCGCGAGCACCGGCAACCCATTGGTCGTGCTGCCGACCGGGACCGGCAAAAGCATCTGCCTTGCCGCCTTCATCCGCGAAGCCATCGAAGCCTATCCCGAGACGCGCATCTTGATGCTCACGCACGTCAAAGAGCTAATCCAGCAGAACTTCATGGCGCTGCTAAAGCTTTGGCCGGAAGCGCCTGCGGGCATTTACTCTGCTGGTCTCTCGCGCCGGGACATCAACGCGCAAATCCTGTTCGCCGGTATCCAGTCAATCCACAAGCACGCCTTCCGCGTGCAACGGTGCGATCTGGTGATCATTGATGAAGCGCACCTTTTGGGGCGCAACGATGGCAGCATGTATCGTGCTTTCCTGGCACAGCTTAACGAAATCAACGCGGGGCTGCTCAAGGTGATCGGCTTTACCGCCACGCCATACCGCCTGGATTCTGGGCTGTTGCACGAAGGCAAGGACCGGGTTTTCACGGACATCGCCTACGAAGCTTCCGTGCTGGAAATGATCCAGCAAGGCTATCTTTGCCCGGTGGTGCCAAAGCAGACCGCCACCCAGCTTGACGTGAGCGGTGTTGGAAAGCGCGGTGGAGAATTCATTGCCAAGGACCTAGAAGCCGCCGTTGACCGGGACGAAATCACCGTCGCCGCCGTCGATGAAATCATCGAGCACGGCAAAGATCGCGGTTCCTGGCTGGTGTTCTGCTCCGGGGTGGATCACGCACTGCACGTCCGTGACGCCATCCGCGCGCGTGGTATTTCCGCCGAGACCGTGACCGGCGACACGCCGAACGGGGAACGCGCCGCCATCCTGGCATCTTTCAAAGCCGGTCGGCTGAGGTGCATCACCAACGCCAACATTCTCACCACCGGCTTCGATGCGCCCGGCACCGATCTGGTCGTGTTGCTCCGTCCCACCGCCAGTGTGGGCCTCTATATCCAGATGGTCGGGCGCGGCACGCGGCTGGCGGAAGGGAAAGACGATTGTCTGGTCCTCGACTTCGCTGGTAACACCGCCCGCCATGGCCCTATCGACAAGGTGGACGGAAGCCGCAACGAGAAATCTGACGTGCCGGGCGAGGCACCGACCAGGGTCTGCCCGGAATGCAAAACCATCAACCACGCCGCCGCGCGGTACTGTGCGTCCTGCAATTTTGAATTCCCGGCCCCGGTATCAAAGATCGCCGCCATCGCCGCGACCGACGCGCTGCTATCCACGCAGATCAAACCAGAATGGATACCGGTCAAAGATGTGACCTATGCCCTGCACGCCAAGCCGGGCAAACCGTCGTCGATGCGCGTAAGCTATGTCTGCGGGCTGACCATGCACAGTGAGTGGATTTGCTTCGACCACATTGGCTACCCGCGCCAGAAAGCCGAGGCATGGTGGAAGCGCCGCAGCGATGCGCCGATCCCGGCGAATAGCCAAGCCGCCACCGAAGCCGCCAACACGCTGCGCCAGCCGACCGAAATTCAAATTCGCCCCGTCGGTAAATATGTCGAGATAACCGGCTTCAAATTTTGACGGGCATGGCGCATGATAACCGACCAACGAAAGGAATAGGAAAAAATGATTGACGCAAACGAACATGAGCGGGCCGCGATGGTGCTGGCTTCAAAGCGGGCCGGGGAATTCATCGAAAGCCTGGGGGTTACGGATATGTTGAAATGGTCCCATGAAGAGTGGAAACAATTTATTGAGGTGATCTGCACCGGCTATGTCGATACATTGGTCGATCTGCGCCTAGACATAGAAAAGCGACGCGCTCGAGGAATGCTCCTCAGTGACAGTGTTCAGGGAGCCATTTCCGCCGCCATGAACAAAATCAGGACCGTCGGATGAACCCCCCAATGTCACGCTTCAACGATTATATCGCCTCCCGCAAACCAACACCGACTTTGGTCGATGCCGCCATCGCCATGGGCGTGCCGGTGTTTCCCTGCGACGATCAAAAGCGCCCGTTGACCGCACACGGCTTCAAAGACGCGACCGCCAACCCCGACGAAATCAGCCGCCTCTTTGCCAACCCTAGGGCAGCGATGATCGGCATGCCGACGGGCGAAATCACTTGGCTGGTGGTGGTCGATGTGGACGTGAAGGATGGCCGGGCTGGGATGGAGTGGCTGCACGAAAACAGCCACCGCATGCCGCAAACCCGCACGATCCGCACAGGCACCGGCGGGCTGCATATCTACCTCCGATGGCCGGGCCAGATGATTCGGAATTCCGCGGGCAAGATCGCGCCCGGCATCGACATTCGAGGCGACGGTGGATACGTCATCGTTCCGCCTTCGCCCGGCTACGCCATAGCCGACGATTCCGAGGTGGCAGAGGTGCCAGACTGGCTGATGCCCATCCTCGCACCACCAGCCCCACCCGCCCCACCAGAACGCCCCACAGCGCCCGCTCAGGTGCCTGCGCCG